AATAAAAATGAATTTCCTAAATGGTATATGTATGGTAATAAAGATGTACCATTTAAATGTGGTGAATGTGAAGACTCTGTAATTGTAGAAGATTGCCCATCTGCATGTGCAGTATCTAATATATTAACAGGTATTGCAATTATGGGCACAAAATTAAAAGATATACAAAAGTCACATTTAAAACCATATAAAAATTTGTATGTATGTTTAGACAGAGATGCTACAGCAAAATCATACGACATGGCAAAAGATTTAAGATCATCTGGATTTGAAAATGTAATAGTAAAACCGTTAGAGGATGACTTAAAATATTACAACACAGACAAAATAAGGGAGATGTTTTATGGACAGAAAAATGAAACAAGAAGTTCTTGATAGCTGGGTTTCTTGGAAACATGATATAAAAGATATGAATAGATCTGAATGGAATCAAAGAGATCAGGCTATTATGGATACTATAGAATTAATATTAAGAAAGGAGTTGGATGATAGAAAAACAAATGATTAGGCTTATGCTTAATAAAAAATTTTATACTCAATATAAAGGAATGTTATCACCAACTGTATTTGCAGGTGATGTGAGTTCATTGTATGAAACAATACAAAAAGCACATGAAAAATATAATGAAGATATAAAAGTAGATGAGTTATATTCTCTACATACTGCTATATTTAACCCTGCATTAACTCGTGCTGCAAAAGAAAAGTTTAGTGAGTTAGTAGAAGATATAAAAGAAGTACAAGAGCCAAGTAAAGAAATAGCAAAAGATATTATGCGTATACTATCTGATAGAGATCTTGCACAAAGAATAGCTGTAGAATCTACAGAAATATTTAATGGTAAGGAAGCAAACTTTAATGAAATAGTAACCATGATAGATAAACATAAGCGTGGTATTGATGAAGAAAAAACACCTGCTATAACTCATGACATAAATGATGTATTAACTTCTTTAGCAACAACGTCAAGATGGAAATTTAATATACCTGTACTAAAAGATAATGTAGGTGGTATTGGTGGTGGTAATTTAATGATTGCATTTGCTAGACCAGAGACAGGTAAGACTGCATTTTGGGTTAGTTTATGTGCAGGACCAGATGGTTTTGCAGATCAAGGTGCAAAGATACACGCCTTTATAAATGAAGAACCTGCTGTTCGTACACAGATGAGAGCAATATCATGTTATACTGGTATGACTAGAGAACAAGTTATGGGTGATTTAGATACAGCACAATCACACTGGGATCATATAAAAGATAATATATTTATGTTTGATACAGTTGATTGGTCAATGGATGACATAGATGCACATTGTGAAAAACATAAACCAGATATGATTGTAATAGATCAATTAGATAAAGTTAATGTATCTGGAACTTATGCAAGAACAGATGAAAAATTAAGACAGATATATACAAGTGTAAGAGAAATAGCAAAGAGAAGAAACTGTGCAGTAATTGCAATATCTCAAGCATCTGCTGATGCACACAATAGAAACAGTATTTCATTTGATCAAATGGAAAACTCTAAGACAGGTAAAGCAGCCGAAGCTGATTTAATTATTGGTATAGGTAGAAATGCTAATACTGATTTAGAAAATAAAATAAGAACATTATGTATAAGTAAAAATAAAATTAATGGTTATCATGGTGAACCCGTGTGTACTATTAGGAGAGGTATAAGTAGGTACGAAGTATGATTACAACAGTAGATGTAGAAACATCTTGGCAAAAAACAGAAACAGGGGGTTATGACCCATCACCATTTCATAAAGATAATATATTAGTTAGTGTGGGTTTAAATTCTTTTTGGGGTGATGAATATTATTTTACAAATCACAGTGAAAGAATTGATAAAGGATGTTTCCATAAAATACAAGAAACTCTAGATAAAACAAATTTACTTGTAGGTCACAATATTAAATTTGATTTAATGTGGTTGCTTGAAGCAGGTTTTAAATACAGTGGTAGAGTTTATGATACTATGTTAGGTGAATATATATTAAATAAAGGTATCAGAAAAAGTTTAACACTTGAGATGTCTTGCCGTAGAAGAAAGATAGGATCTAAAGATAGTGCTATCAAAGAATGGATGGATAGGGGTGTATCATTTGAAAACATACCTGCAGATGTTGTTGAAGAGTATGGTAAAATAGATGTACAAATAACTAGAAAATTGTTTGACTCTCAGATGGCAGATTTTAAATTAGAAAAAAATAAAGATTTATTAATGACAGCTAAGATGATGAATGAATTTTTAGTTGTTTTAACTAATATGGAACGTAATGGTATTAATATTAATATAGAAGATTTAAATAAAGTTGAAAGAGAATTTAGAGCAGAGTTTGCTTATTTAAAACAAAAGATAGATAAGATTGTTTATCAACAAATGGGAGATACTAAAATAAATTTATCAAGTCCAGAACAATTATCTTGGTTAATCTATTCTATTAAACCAAAAGATAAAAAAGAATGGTGTAAAATATTTAATATAGGTATAGATAAAAATACTGGTAAGAGTAAAAGAAGACCACAATATTCTAGATTACAATTTAGAAATTTAGTTACAAATAATACAGTGCCTATATATAGAACTGTTGCCGAACAATGTAGAACATGTAAAGGTAAAGGTGTTATTAAAAGAATTAAAAAAGATGGTAGCCCTTTTAAAAATTATAGTAAGTGTACTGATTG